AGGTTATACCGGTTACACAGGCCCAACAGGCAATCCAAGTACAGTGACTGGGTCAACAGGTTATACCGGTTACACAGGCCCAACAGGCAATCCAAGTACAGTGACTGGGTCAACAGGTTATACAGGTCCAACAGGTTCAACGGGTTACACCGGTCCAACTGGAACAAAAATAACAATAGCAGCCACTGCTTTTACAGGATATACTGGGATTGGATTAACATCTTCACAAATTATTAGTGGAGGAACTGCATATTATCTGGATGGTAGTAATTTAGTTATAACCACAACTACTAATCAAGCAAATTTAGTTAATGCATCTTTTCAAACATATGTAGCCGGTGCAAGTGGAATTAATAATTTATCAGCTACAATTATGCGAAGTTTTGCAGGTATGTCTGGATTTACCGCAGCATATCCACCTTTTTATCCAGTGTATAATTTAGCAAATAATGTATCAGTAACTGGAACAACTGGCGATGTTCGTTATCCACCGGATTCAGGAAATGTAATTACTTATTTGAATACTTCCCTATGGACAATAAGCACAACTGGTAGTACAAAAGCCGATAGTGTACCTTATCCAGTAAATGCATTTACAGTGAATATGCAAGCAATAGATAGACCTACCGGATTAGTCGGCCCAACAGGAGTTTATTATGCTGTAAGAGTTTCTACAGATGGTAATGGACCAATCTATTCAAATATTAGATTGTCAGCATTTCAATTAGGTTAAATGTAAATGCAGTATAAAAATAAATTTTATTATAATATTTTCATTATAATAAAACGATAATCTCGCATATATCATTATTTACGTTTGCGTATATTTCAACAATCCCTCTACGTATTCTTTATCATAAACAGCTATTTTAGTAGTTCTGTCCCAAGTACTGTAATTTAATAAAACTCGCTTATCTTCAACAACAATACTCAAACAATATTCAATGGGTTCCCCTTCAAATTTAAAAGGAGCAGAATATCTCAATAATTGCATATTTTCATTAAGAACTACAATCATATGATAATAATTTCGCGGATTTTCATAAGAAACAAAATGAACAACAAACCATATTTCATCTTCTTTATAAGTAATGGTAATATTTCCATTAGTGTTAATAGTTTGTTTACTATATTTGAACCCACAACTTGAACCACGTGCATGTGAAAAAATTCTAGGCATGTCTATATTTTTAATAATTTCAATATTTTTACTATCTTCCTTCAATTTACATATTTGCAGTGGATACCACTTATAAATAATGTGAGTGGAATTATCATAATCAACATAAACCCAATTTTTCTCACATTGAGATTGACAAAAATTTTGGTTAATTTCATTATGTATTAATTTTTGTTTTATATTATACTGACCAGAAACGACCCCCAAAAAATTATTTTTGTGCAATGTTGTACCAATAAATAAAATATTATCACTTTCAAGATCATTAAATATTTTAACGTCTTCTACTCCAATGTATTGTCTACTGTCAAAATCAATATCAAAACATTTTATATTGATAATTTTAAAATCTTTGTCCAATTCAACAAATTTGTTAGCAGTAATAATATTTTTTTCACAATTAATATAACTTCCATTCTCCGTAATATAATAATTTACATAGCGTATATTCATTAAATATTTACATTCATCTTGATTGTCATCTTGTTTCTGTTTTTTATGTATTAAACAACTGGAAGATGAAAGAAACTGAGTATTCTCACCATTTATTTGAATATTTATTTTATCATCAAAAACATAAATATGTTTTGGTATTAAAATATGCTTATAAAATTTCATATTTTGAAATAAATTATTATTAACACTACTATCATTGGAATGATTTAATATTTCAATAATTTCATCATTAATATTTTTAACACCAAGATAAAATGCACAAACAGTATATTCATAATATATTTTATATGTATAAACATCATTATGTAAAAATAAGTAATCATCACGAAAAATTTTCTTATCTAATATTTCTTTTGCTAATTTATAAAATTGTCCAACAAGTTTATTTTTCCCTTTGTCTCTGTAGTAATTCATAATCTCATGAATAGATTCAAGTCGTTCAGGCAAACATTCCATACTTGACAACCAGCAACAGATAGCATCATTTATTTTACCCAAACATTTATAACAATCTCCCATTTTAAAATGACTATACCAAACCTCTTGGTTCCAACCCTTTACATCAATTCTTTTTTGATAAATTTCTATAGCTTTCTCAAAATTTCCATTATCATGGTAACTATTTGCCAAATAAAAATAATATCGTTCATTATTTGGTTCATCTATTAATCCTTGTGTTAGTAATCTAATATCCCTTTCAAATTTATCACTTTTAGAACCACCGTCACCAATATCCAGAATAAATAATTCATTTTTAGAAAATAAAAAATGTCTACTATTAGAAGGAGTATTAATATATTCATGTGTTACACCGACATAACTATATAATCCGTTATTCCGAACAATTCTGACATTTTGATAATAAAAATTCTCGTTACCCTGAAGTATATAAAAATTATCATAATTAGTTAGCATTTCTTTTTTAAAATCTTTAACGTCCAAAAACATATCCGCATCTAAAAGCAGTATAAATTCAGACATTCCTAAACAAGATTTTAATGCAAAGTTTCTGTTATGAGCAAAATTTTTAAATGGCTCAAAAACTATTTTTCCAGGTATATTTTTATCTTTAAAAAAGGTTTCAATTAATTCTATTGTATCATCGGTTGACCCAGTATCACAAATACAATAAGAATCTATGATTGGTAAAACACATGTCAACAATCTTGTTATAATTTTACTTTCATTTTTAACTATCATATTTAAACATAATCTAACTGGTGAATCTTTTTCCATTTAGAATACAATGATTATTAATCTTTGCTTTTTATTTTTAAGTTTATATTGTTAAAAATAAAAATATTATTGTTATTATAAATAATATTTTCTAATATTAAGATTCATATTATGGCTTCTACAAGATTTTTTTATGACCCATGTAGAACAAAAAAACAATTACAGCAAGCAACAGGGCCTGGACGATATATTCTAGACGTACCTGGAAATGGAGCAAACCCATGTTACATTGAAGATCCGCAAATTATTATTCAAAAATGGGGCGCTAATTTAAGAACGAATACAATTAATTTGGAGAGTGATTTAATGGGTGTAAATAAACCTTTAAGTAGAGATTGTTTAGGAAAAGATAATTATCAAAACTACAATGTGGCTAACAAAGCAATTCAATATCCTACTTGTAATAATTTATACACAGAACAATCTCGTGCAACAAATCCTGCCTGGTGGTATCGTGATTTAGAACAAGTTGATTGGTATTATCCCCCATTAAATCCACAAGAAAATACATGTTTTCCATTTGAAACAAATTTAAGCACAAGAATTTTAGAAAAAGATTATTTCACTCCTAAAAGAGATTGTGTAATAAATGAAACAAATAATCTTTTACCAACCAGTTTTAATTTAATTAAAGGCACGTATGTAGGCGGACCAAATACTTGCAATGGAACAAATTCATGTGAATATTTAAATAAGTGAATTGTGAATATATATATTATTTTAAAATAATATTAATTATAATATATAATATAAATAAATATGGAAATAGCTATTCCTTTAATAGCATTAGGTGGAATGTATGTAGTATCAAATCAAAATAGCCAAAAAAATGATAATAAAAAAAAGGAAAATTTCACAAAAATGGGAAGATATGTTAATTATTTACCAAATAATGATATTCCAGCGCAAAATTATCCTGTAGAAAATTTAAATGAAGTTGCTGATAATGTAAATAAGTATCCTAATCCAAATACCGCAACAGATAAATATTTTGATCAAAATGTATACGAAAAAAATGTTAGAAAAGGTATTAGTGTAGGACGTGATCCGCAACAAATATATTCTTTATCAGGTGATTATTTAGATTCACAACAATTCAAACACAATAATATGGTTCCTTTTTTTGGTGGTAAAATAAAAAGTTACACATATGATACAAAATTCGCAGAAGTAGTTTTAGATAATATGGTTGGAAATAGTTCTCAAACAATCAAAAAAATAGAGCAAGCCCCTTTATTTAAACCAGAGGCCAATATGAACTGGGCATACGGAACACCTAATAATAGTGATTTTTTTCAATCACGTGTCTACCCAGCAATGAAAAATAATCATGTGAAACCATTTGATTCTTTGTATGTAGGACCTGGTTTAGATCAAGGTTATGGTGTAAACGGAAGTAATGGTTATAATTCTGGTATGGAAGCACGAGAAAAATGGTTACCTTATACAGTTGATCAACTTCGTGTTGCAACCAATCCAAAATTAGAATATGAATTAACAAATCATGAAGGTCCAGCACAATCTATCATTCAAAATGTTGGAATTTTAGGACGTGTTGAAAAACAGCGTCCAGATACTTTTTACATTAATACACAAGATCGTTGGTTTACAACTAATGGTGCAGAAAAAGGTGAAAGATTACGTCCTATTGAGGAAATGGGTGTTATTAGACGTAATGATATTGCTTCTGATTATTTAGGACCAGCCGGCTCTGTGGATAGGCAAGCTACTGTAGCACCAAGTAATTTTGAACCAAGCAGGAAAACTAGTCTACCTGGTACTGATGTAAACCATTCAGCTGCGGTCGGACGCGGCCCCATCACAGATGGCGATAAAAGAATTGAGAGTTTATCTAGGAGTATGGTACCAAATCATCGTTCAAGTGTTAAGCAACCTGATACTATGCGCAGCGGATTTAGCAGTGCAATTGGCGCAGTGATCGCACCCTTTGTAGATGTTTTACGACCATCAAGAAAAGAAGAAATTATGGGAAATGTTCGGGTATATGGTGATGTAGCACCAAGCGTTCCTAAGGGTTATGTCAATAATCCAAATGATACCACCTCAACAACAGTTAAAGAAACAACACTGTATTCTCCACAATTCAATATAAATAATCAAAAGGAAGGTTTATATGTTAATAATTATACACCTATGGATTTGACACAGAGAGATACTACTAGTTGCAACTACACAGGAACTGCAGGTGGACAAGCAACACAATATGGTGACATGAATTATGAATCGGCTTACATGCAACATAATAATGATATCAAATCTTCTACTATTGACAATAGACCCAATCAAGGAGGAACACAGATTTTCAATCAACAAATGAATTTAAGCAACATTAAAAGTGATAGTGACAGATTGGATGGAAGAGTTAATCCTGCATACTCATATGTTTCACAAAGACCACCATCCGTCAATACTTATGGTGCTGTAAGAGCGCCTCAATATTACAACGAATGTATCGGGTGCGATAGAATTCAACCAGATATTTTGGATGCATTCCGTTCAAATCCATATACATTTTCTTTAACAAATGCTGTATAATTTTAACTAGGCCATAGTTACAAAATATAAAGTATAAAGTATAAAATAATATAGTAGTAAATATATTATTTTATGGCAATGATTTTGAATAGTTTATTATTTTATTCACTTCCAAAATAAGCTCCTTTACCCATTTTAAAATCACTTAATCTAGTAACGACATCATCATTCTTTTTCATGATTTCTTTTATTAAATCCTTGATAGAAATCATACCAATAAATTCTTCATTTTTATCATCAACCACTAGCAAATGACGAATATCTTTAAACATCATTTTGTTCATACAAGTTTCTAATGAATCATTCTTTTTTGCAATAATAATAGGTGCATATGTGCAAATTTCCTTTACCTTGGTTTCTTTTAAATCTTTTTCATAAGATGCTACTTTTGAAATAAAATCACGTTCTGAACAAACACCCACAACCTTATTATCTTTATCAGTTACTGCAAGACACCCAATATTAAAAGCAGTAAAACGATTAACCGCATCTTTAACTGATGCATCTTCGCTAATTTTAAAATCAATTTTGTGATAACAAGATTTTTCAAAAACATTCATTGCTGAAGTTTTAATCATAGAATTTACACTGCTGCATAGTCCACGTCGTAGCATCTTTTTTTTATGATTGTATTATTATTATTTTTTTAAGTTAGTTTAATAATTATTTTAATGGATACCAATTAACAAAATAATTATTAAATATGTAAGTTATATTATCATATAAAAAATATGTAATATTAATATCAATATATTATTATTGTATTATTAAAACATAAAAATGTCAGTAAGTCTCAATATACACCAAAATATAAAAGATAAATTAGATTATTTCCACAAAATACATAAAATACCTAATATTATTTTCCATGGTCCATCTGGTGGTGGAAAAAAAACAATTGTAAATGATTTTATTCATAAAATTTATGAAAATAATAGAGAAAAAATTAAAAATTTCACAATGTATGTTAATTGTGCACATGGGAAAGGAATTAAATTTATTCGTGACGAATTAAAGTTTTTTGCAAAAACTCATATAAATTCTAACGGTGGCGATATTTTTAAAAGTATAATTTTATTGAACGCAGATAAGCTCACTACAGATGCTCAATCTGCATTACGTAGATGTATTGAATTATTTAGTCATAATACAAGATTTTTTATTATTATTGAAGATAAATATAATTTATTAAAACCGATTTTATCCAGATTTTGCGAAATTTATGTTCCTGAACCAGAGTACAAGAACGAAATAATTAATTTATATAAGTATAATATTGATGAAACATTTAAAATGAAAGATATGAGATTACAAAATCTGGATAAACTAAAAAAAATGATAGAAAAGACTATGAAGAAAAACATTTGTTTAAATGAATTAATTGAATTTTCATCAAAATTATATGAAAAGGGTTATAGTGGATTAGATATTATTGAACTTTTAGAGAAAAATAGTTTATTAAATAAAATAAATAATGAAAAAAAATATGAACTACTAATTACTTATAATAAAGTAAGGAAAGAATTCAGAAATGAAAAATTATTAATAATATTTATTTTAAATTTTTTATTTTTGAGTTTAGAATTCTCATTAGAAAATATTAGTTTTATGTAATAAAACTCATTATGGATGATTTTAATATCTCAACTCTTCATGAAAGTAGAAATGAATGGAGTGCGCGATTAATTTCTATACTAACACCTTTAGTTATTGATGGGTACAAATCAATTTTGGATGAAGCGGTTAAACTATGCAAAGAAAACAACGAAATGGAGAAATATTTAATGACATTTCAAAATTTTATTACAAGAGTTCCAAAGTGGAATCAATCTATTATTGAAAATGAGAGAAAAAGAATTTGTGAAAAATCTGGTTGTGCTTATTTAGAAGATTTGATAACATGTGTTCATATTATTCAATTAAAAATATTGACTGTTATGAGAGTTGGTCAAAAACAAAAAAAAATAGATATTAATATTCCAAAATTGGACGATTTTATTCATAAAGTATACATTCATGTTGCTAGAAAAATTTACAAAAATGTGTATTTATTTGAGTTGAATGTAGTCCCATTACAAATGCAAAAACATAATAGAGAATTGGAAATAATTGTACAAGAATGTATTTTGAACTCATTGAGAGAAAGTGTGCCAGTTGAGGCTATATTAAAAGCATACATGGATGAAACTACCGAAGAAGATGTTGTAGAAGAAGTGAAAGAAGAATATATAAAAGAACCTGTTAAAAACAATGATGTCAATAACACAATCGTAGATACAAATGGAGAACTCCAATCAGACGGGAATAATATAAATTCAAAATTATCATTTAGCAATGTTGATTTGGTTAAAGATCAATATAATAATGAACAACAAATAAATGCCCCCAAAGATATTGAGAGACTTGAGGAGATTAGTGAATTAAGATATAATCAACGAAAACTTGAAACAGATGATGATTACGAAAACAGTCCTACAAAATTAAATATATCCGAAGAATCTATTAATCTAGACAGTTTAGATGTTCATGTAATTAATGAACCTGAATTAGAAACATTACCAGATTTAATTATTGACGATGTAGAATTACTTGATTAAATATTTTTATAAACTACAAAATAAATTTTATAAAAATTTGCGTAAAATTGAAAATAAGAATGTGCTTTAGTATTTTAATAAGATAGAAAAATATGGAAAACATTTTTATCATTGCTGCAGTTATATCTGTTATTTTTTTAATTGTAAAATTTATTGAAATGAGATATATTGAAAAAGATAGTAAACCGTTGAAATTGTTGATGAGAGATTCTCTCCTTGTTTATTTTAGTGTTGTATCAGGATATTTTATTTTGGAACAATTGAAACCAGTTATGCAAAATGGAGGTAACTTATCTGGTAGTGGTGGAGTAACACCGGTTTTTACCAATAATCCAGAATTCTAACAACTTTTCAAAAAAGTTGTGCAAAAGTCCGAGAAATTTGGCTCCACCTTTCCCAAAGGTTGATATTTGGCTCCACCTTTCCCAAAGGTGGAAAAGGTTGATTTTTGGCTCCACCTTTTCTAAAGGTGGAAATTAGCGTCCACTCCACACTTTTATAATAGCTTTAGGTAATTTTTTTCTAACCGTCAAATCGTATCTATATTTATCATAGGTATAGTCAAAAGAACTATTATAAGTGTGAATATTACCAAACAACGATTTGTAAGTTTTTGTAATATCAGATTCTAAATTGAAAATTAGTCCAAATATTCGTTCTAAACAACATCTATCTGATCTAGAATGTACTTTATTTAATAATGTAAATAAATCATATTTATTGGCTATTCTAATCAAAAAACTGTGATTTATGAAACTTTGGACACCAAAACAACCAAACCATTCAGGTTGTCGTCCTAAAATTGATATATCACTTAAAGTTAAACTTTTATACAATAAAAATTGATTTTTAAAATTTGATATTAATTGTAAAGAATTATTGACATTTTCCTTATCCGGGTGAAAATGCCATAATGGTAATACATCAATATTTTTAATCTTGTCAAAGTTTATTTTTTTGTGAATAAAAATACTATCGTGAATAATACACGCGTTATCAAAAAACTTATTTTTGTAATAATAATAATAAGGCAAAAGTTCACCACAACCTTTATATTGGGATTGTATGATAAGAATATTTTTGTAATTATGATGTGGTTTTACAAAATCATAATTACTGTTATCATCAATAATTACAATTTTTACATCAGGATATAATCGCCTTATACATTTTATGCTGTGATTCCAATAATTATTTGTTGTTTCTGAGTTTACGTGTCTTGACATTATAAAACCATACTTGCCAACACTCATTATTATTATTATTATATTTATAAAATATAATAATTTCAAATGTTATTTTTATATTTTATACTAATGATGGAATTTGATCAATATCAATTTTTATATTATTTGCATTAGAAATATCTGAATTATTTGTTATCAAAAATTGTCTAAATTCTGGTCGCTCTAATTGAACTTGTGGTGTATGATTATGAACGTGTCTAGCAATCATTTTATACAATTTAAAATCTGGATATCTCTCATCTCCATTATTTTTATATAATAAATTTATTCCATTATCATCCAAACACCATTCTACTATTATTTTTTTAACAGGATCCACAATTTTGTTCCAATCTTTGATTTCTTCTAAATCATCAACTAAATAATCAAAGATAGAGCAAGCTAAACGTGATAAATCAAAGCTAGGATTTGGTTCTAATCGTGGTTTCTTTTCGTCAAAATATGGTTCTGTATTATATTGTGAAGCTGCATCGTTTCCGTTTTGAAAACTATCACTGCAAAATAATTTACCTTGAAATTTATAGATACTTCTCCCGAAATCAATAATTTTAAATATTTTACCAAACGTAGGAACTTTGTATATTTTCTTATTGTAATGATAAATTATAAATTTTTTTGATGTTTCATTGTACATTATATTATTTGTATGTAAGTCATTATGTGTAAAAGAAAATACTTTTTGATATGTAATTAATATCATTATTATTTGCATTAAAGCAGAGAACCAAACATCATTGTTTAATTTATTGTTTAATATTAAATCATCAAGTGTATTTTCGCAGTTTTCCATACAAATTAATTGTACTGGGAATTTAGTGATTGTTGCATTTATTTCTTCTTCATCAAAATCTTCTTCATTTTCTTCACTATCAGAATTAATATCTTCCCAGTCACTTCCCGATCTTATGCTGCATTCTGAATTATTATCGTAATTATTTGTTTCATTGTTTTCATTGTTTTCATTGTCCTGAATATCTTGACTATCTTGAATATCTTGACTATCTCCACTGTATTCGCTGTTTGTATAAGATAATCTTGATGAACAACTAGAGCTAGAATTTGATTTTAAAGTTGTAGGAATATTATTTATTCCTATTCCGTCTAGATTATTATTATCATTATCATTATTATTATCAATTTGTAAAATATCCTCCATAATATTATTATCTTCGTGATTACACTCACTTGAAATTTTATAATCGTCATCAAATAAGTTTTCAAAAATTTCATTATTAATTGAATTTAAAGACAAATTGGATTTTGCAGTTGAAGTATAATCTATTTTTATGGTTTTTAATTTCTCCTTATGATTTCTAATTAAATGTTCATATTCATCAATCTTAAATAAAATATTTTTGTTTTTATTGAAAAAATCTGAATTAGTCAAATAATCCAAATCATCAAATACATTGATTACAAAATTATTTTTAATAGCAAGAAATGATCCATAATATTCTAATCCGTGATTAAAAGTATAATTATTTTTTAATAAAGATGTCAAATAAACAAAAAAACCGTCTATATAAGCTGAATTATTTGTGTCCAAAAATTTACTATTATAATTACATTGATTATTAGTATCTAAACTGGGTAAGTTGTATAATTTATCATGGCTCATATTAGAATATTTACCAACTAAAAACTTGAATGGATCTAATAATGGTGCCAATTTTATAAACATATCTTTATTTTTAATTTCGTCGTTTTCTAAATTTTTTATAGTACATTGAAATAAATTTTTTGTATTATTAATATTAGTATCAACTCTATTCTTAATGTTATACAAATACCATTTATGATTTAAATTTATATTTTTGTGATTTAAATCATTCAATGAAAAAAATCTTTTGTAAATTGGAATATAATTTTGTGTATTTGAGAGAAAAAGGACTTCTGGTTTTTCTAAAGTTTTAAACAACTCAATATTTTTCCTTTTTTGGTAATTGATGTTATATATAGTCATATTATTAGGTAATTGATATAAATAATATGAATTTTTAACTTATTTATATAAATTGATAGGAATTCGTATAAATTTATAAATTTATTTTTCTAAATTTAATAAATGTCTTTAGAATTAAAAAAATTTGATATGAAGAGTATTAGTTTCAAATCCAATGAATCAAAGGGCCCAGTAATAGTCCTCATTGGTAAACGTGACACAGGCAAAAGTTTTTTAGTAAGAGATTTACTTTATTATCAACAAGATATACCTATTGGAACAGTTATTTCGGGTACAGAAGAAGGCAACGGGTTTTACGGGAAAATGGTTCCGCGATTATTCATACATAATGAATACAATACTGCTATTATAGAAAATATATTGAAAAGACAAAGGACTGTTCTGAAACAAATAAAAAAAGAAATGGAAACATATAAACGAACTACAATAGATCCTCGCGCTTTTGTTATATTAGATGATTGTCTTTATGATAATACTTGGTCTCGTGATAAAATGATGCGTCTTCTATTTATGAACGGACGTCATTGGAAGATCATGTTAGTAATTACTATGCAATATCCGCTTGGTATTCCTCCAACACTTCGTACAAATATTGATTATGTTTTTATTCTAAGAGAGAACTATATTGCAAATAGACGACGTATTTATGATAATTATGCGGGAATGTTTCCAACATTTGAATCATTTTGTCAGGTGATGGATCAGTGCACAGAAAATTACGAATGCTTAGTAATTAATAACAATGTAAAATCTAATAAATTACAAGATCAAGTTTTTTGGTACAAGGCAGAAAATCATAATGATTTTAGATTAGGTTCAAAAGAATTCTGGGAACTATCTAAAAATTATAATTCAGATGATGAAGAAGAAAAATATGATCCTAATGCAAACAAGAAGAGGGGAAATGGACAGAAAATTAGTGTAAAAAAAACTAAATGGTAAAAATATATTAATGTTTATAATAAAAATATAAAAGGTTGAATTTATAATTTTATTATATGGACGATAATATTAGCAATACTGTATTTGTTTTACTAACAGATAAAGCTTATATGTATAAAGCTTCTGTAACAATTAATGATTTAAAAATGGTTGGAAATTGGCATGGAGATATTGTATTAATTACAATTGATTTTGATTTGGAAGAAACTTATAAAGTTTCTCAAAATATAATTGAACAAAAATTCCCTTTAATTGATAAAACAAGTCTATTGAATGAAATTGGACCAAATGGATTTTCTAATAGTGATAAAAGAGAGATTCATAAATTGAATCAATGGGAAAAATTACACGTGTTTGATGATTATTTTTTACAATGGGAGAGAGTTGTATTTTTGGACGCAGGAATGCGAGTGTTAGATGATGTTAAATATTTATTAGAATTAGACTATCACAACTGTATTTTAGCTCCTAATGATGCTTCTCCAAATTTCAGAAGCGATCAAATTTTTAAACATCAATTGAGTTTTGACAATGAAGAAACAATAGAAATTATTAAAAAAGATTTTGGCAACGCAATTTTTGATTCGTATTACATGTTAAATTGTATGTGGATATATGATACAAGTATTTTAAAAATATGTAATAAAACCGAACTAATAAATGCTATGAATAAATATACATTATGTAAAACCAATGAAATGTGTATAATGAATTTAATGTTTCACTTTAAATACAAACTATGGAAAGAATTTCCTTTGAAAGCTTCAAATGGCAAATATTTGTTTGAATGGTGTGAATTAAATCACAGTTTTCATACCACATGGAGTGATTACTGTTTTATTAAATATCCTCTTACTATTGGGTTACATGAAAACCCCATGTAAATAGTCTAAAAAATAGTGTTTGATGGCAGATAATATGATAATTTATTTGCAATGTAGCAATTAGTGATACCATCTAAATTAAAAACTCTATGACAAAAGATACAATCTTCTCTTCTAGTATATTCTATTTCCTCTGGAAATTTTACTTTATTAAAAATATTGCTTTTAACCGATACTTGCGAATGATGAATACCTTCATTTATATAATAATAATCAATATGTTCTATACAACCTGACCAGTGTTGTCTTAATGAATTTAATCTTATTTTAATATCATCTTGCGGTATTTTTTTAAATAATTCATTTTCAAAAGTTACGTCAATGAAATAATTATGTAAAATAATATCACTATCATATTCTTGAAATACATGTAATAATATTTCTATTCTTTGTGGATGCATCAAATCATCTGCATCTATAAAAGTTAAATAATCCATGTCTGATAATTGAGAAGCCGCTATATTACGGTTTTGCGCAGCATTTTTCTTTTCTTTGTTAGTAATTATTTGCAAGATAAATGTGTAAGATTGCATTTTTTCATTATATAATTCTGATCCAAAATCTGAATCTTTGCTAGAAGAACAACTGACTACAACTTTGTCTGGAAGAAGAGTTTGATTTTGAATAGAATCAAGTAAATTGAACAATGGAACAATGTGCCCTATGTAACATGGAATAGCTACTCCTATCTTCATAATATATAATATAATTATTGTCTTTATAATTATATTATTCAAAATATAATTTTATATAAAATATAAATTTTATTTAATCAACTTCTTCCATACCATCCTTCATCTTTTTTGTTGCAAATGGACCACTTATTAATTCACTTTGTCCATAATCTGTTTTACCAACAACTATATTATCACCTTCAAATAATTCAGCACGAATGTCCGCAGCTGTTATACTTTCAGATTCCTCTGCATTTTGTGTAAAAGTACTTTCTTTTGTACTCATATTATTGATACCAATAAGATTTCCATCATCGTCAATTGTTTGAGTTAATGTATTTCCACTTTTTTCAGCTTTCTTCATGTTTTCTTCAATTGCCTTTTGCTTTGTTTCTTTTACTCTTTGTTCAAAATTTTGTTTTGCACTTGCTTCATTTTTCTGTTTTTCATGCATTAATTGATTTAATTCTTCTTCCATATATTCAACTCGGCCTGTTTTATATGCCTCTGGATCCCAGGGCATCCATAAACCTACAGGTCCAACAAATACATCATGATTTGGATCAACTTCTCTCAATAATTTACATCTTATTTCTGCTTCTTCCATTGTTGGATAAACACCTCTTATTTTGATGCCTCGCGTACTTGTTTGAAAATTATGCTTCATTCCAAATAATTTATCCAGTTCTTCTTCATTATTATCTAAAAATGTCTTATAATCATCTTCCATAGATGTTTTAGCAAGTTCCTCTTTTTCTTCTTTTACAAATTCTTTAAAATCATTGGATACATCCTCAAATGATATATGATATTTATATGAAATAAAATTTAAAAACTGGACGAATTTTTCCATTGACTTGTTTATATCCCATTTTTTTAAAAACTCTTCAAAATAAAAAATTTCCTTTTGTTTTACTATTTTTTCAGGCGAAACAAATGAAATACATGCGAACTTTTGTCCAGCAATAGGTTTATCTTCTTCTAAAAGATCAACGTACTTGCTGTTTTCATTGTTCTGACTATCCAACTTTCGCTCAAACCCACTCTTAGTGTTCGTATTTTTTGTTTCTTTTTTACTCAGCTTGGAACTATTTCTACCACTCATTTAATTTATTATATTTAGCAAACTTTAAGTTTTTATATTATAATATTATTTATTTTTTTCTTTTTATTTAATATAATGACTGGATTGATAAACGTAAGTGAATTAATTAAAAGAATTATTAAATATTTAGTTGAAGGTTTAATGGTTGCAATTGCTGCTTTTGCTATTCCAAAGCGTTCATTAAATATTGAAGAAATAGTTTTAATTGCTTTAACCGCCGCTGCTACATTTAGCATTCTTGATACATATATTCCTAGCATGGGAGTAACTGCACGATCAGGTGCTGGTTTTGGTATTGGTGCTAACTTGGTAAGATTCCCAGGTGGATTTTAAATTTCCATCTTTAGAAAAGGTGAAATAAAACATGTAAAAAAGTTGCTTTAATAATTATAATATATCAACTAATATTATAATTATCGTTAGACATATGCATAGAATAATACGTAGAACTAGAATACAGAAAAGAAAAAATACTAGTAAAAGAAGAACATCGCGAAAAATACACAGAAAAAGATATTCTAGAAAACGCGGGTTAAAAGGTGGTAATTTCGGCGGACATTGTCCAGACCCATTCAATTATTCAGTGTATAATTCAAATATGTTAAAATTATTTCCATACAGACCTTGAAAAGAGAAAGTTATTTATTTCAAACTAATTACTGGTATTATATTCATAGACATACGTTTCAATTTCAGTTGCTTTATCTAGATTGATTAGCTTTTCAATGTAATTATTTCCAGAAAAGACATTTGGACCATTCAAATATGCATTCCCAACTAAAATAGATGTTCTTACTTTTCCTTTACTGTCTTTTCTTATTATCCCCATTGGACTAGTATAAACAGTGTTTTGATTTGGTAGATTTTGTGTAAAACTTGTAATATTTGAAGAATTTATGACTTGAGCAGCAGAACCAGAAGTGCTTGCAACGGTTATTACAAGAGTCTGTGGAGCATTTGTCCAGAAATCTAATACGTCGTTTCCTATATTAGTGTTAGTAATACCTCTTATTTGGATACTTGTTGATACACTACCAACTATTGTATTACTGCTGTTTGTAATTGGATTTGATGGAGGTAAAAAACATCCTATAAAACTACCAATAACATACCCTACCTCTTTTTGGGTTGTAGGATCATAAATTGAACTGCGATTCGTAAATTTAACAACCCCATCTGAAGTTATTTCTTGATCGTACCAGTTCCATAAAGCAAAAGGGGTTTGTTTAAATAATGTGTTTAAATAACTCAAATAATTGTGCGGTATACCATTTTGAGTTGTAACTATATTAGCAGTTTGATCAGCTAAAGCTTGTCCAATATCACCACTCGCAGTAACAGGTGCGTTGTATAAATTACTAGTGTAAGCAGTATATGTCGTTGAAGGCATAATATATATTATAAAATATAAAAAAAAATTGTTATTTTTCCTAAATAAACGCATTTGAAATTATTGAAAAATATTTGGTTAGATAGTTGGTATAAATTCCCAATTCAATTCGGTACATATTTTTTTCCAAATATTGTCTTGTTCAACCCGTTTTTCTTTGTCTTTTAACATTGGAAAATGTTGTAAATATTGTTCTTCGCCCAATAATTCGCAAAGTTTGTAAGCAGTGTAGTAATAATTTAAAAAATTGACTCTATCATCTGGGCAAAATTTTGAATAAGGGGCTTGCAAATCAATGAATAAATTACACAAAGTTTCTTCTAATTCACTAGACATGATTGGCGGTTTTATTCCTAATTTATCTTTAATAAATGGTATGTGTTCGTAATATTTATTATAGCCTAATTTTTTCAGAATTTCTTTGGTTTTAACATTGGTAATTTCATTTATTTCAATACGCTCTTTTTTAATTTGTAATTTTATATTTTCAATTACATCGTCCGGTATTTGAGTAGTCTCTTTACCTTGAAATTGCGCCAATATTTCTTTGAAATGATTTATTCTTTTATAAGCATAAAAACAAACCTCTTTAGGTGGCTCTTTATAGGAAGGCTTTTCATTCTCTATTAAATAAGGTACGTATCTATAACAAGCATTGCACATGAGTACACCTTCGTCTTCTAATGGTAACAATTCGCCTTTATAACAAAATTTACAAATATCTGTTGAATAAACATACGAATTAATATCTAAAAACATGTCATCAATGTTAGAAAGATATTTTTGAACAATATTTTTTCCCATTTTTTGATCATTTTCTTCATTGGTAGGTTCTTTAATTTTAAAAAATTTATTAAGGATTCTATTTTTACTATTATTTGTATTTACAATATTAGTTTCATGATTTGAAATATTTTTTTTATTTTCAAAATATTCAAAAATATATTTTGAATTATCTAAAAAATATTCCTTTTTTTTATTTTTTAATTCTTTTATTTTTGTATTTATTTCATTTAGCTGATCTTTCAATTCTAGTTTTAACTCAACATTCATATCATTTGTTTGCGAATTCATATTGATTAATTGTTGTTTTATTTTTATTTTTTCTCTTTGCAATTCAGGTATTCTACTATTTTCATCTTTAGCAAATTCATTAATAAATTCTTTATGTTTGTTATCCAACGTAATGCTATTTTTTTTATTTAAATTAATTTTTTTTATAGTTTTTGGTTTGAAAGATGTCATTTTGATTTTAACTATGTATTTATATTTAATTTAAAATTTATCTATATATATATTAATCTTGTTTAATAAACAAGTTTAAACAAATGAATATTTTTCTTGAAAATAGTTAATGGATTTAACAATAAACATAGAAGATTATTTAGAAAACAATACAATTAAAATGAATCATATATTATTTCAGAAAATGAATTTAATATACAATGCATTGGAAGAGGGGTGGAGCATTAAAAAACAAAATACTTCTTACATTTTTACAAAAAAACATGAAAATAAAAAAGAAATTATAGAAGAATCGTATTTATTAAAATTTATGAAGAGCAATTTAGATCTGAAAAAATTATAGAAAAATGATTTTACAAAATAATATAGTGGACAACTTTAATTTTAAATATTTTTATTTGTATTAATATTTATAATTAAATTTAAATTTCAAAATTTTTTTTCTTTAGCAATTGTATAAAAATGGGAGGCGGATTAATGCAACTGGTCGCTTATGGCGCACAAGATGTTTACCTTACTGGAAACCCTCAAATTACTTTTTGGAAAGTAACTTATCGCAGATACACCAACTTTGCAATTGAATCAATTGAACAAACATTCAATGGTCAAGCCGATTTTGGTCGTCGTGTCCAATGTATCATCAGTAGAAACGGTGATTTAGCTTACAGAACTTACCTTCAAGTCACTCTACCTGAAATTAACCAACTTATGGGTCTTGGTGCTTTTATCCTTGGCCAAGGTCAAGGTGTTTACGCTCGTTGGTTAGATTACCCTGGTGAGCAACTTGTTGCTCAAGTTGAAGTTGAAATTGGTGGTCAAAGAATTGATCGTCAATACGGTGACTGGATGCACATTTGGAATCAACTTACTATGACTGCTGAGCAAGAGCGTGGTTATTACAAAATGATTGGTAACGTTACTCAATTAACTTTCATTACTGATCCATCTTTCGCCGACGTTGATGGCCCTTGTGACTCTTTAGCACCACGTCAAGTTTGTGCTCCAAGAAATGCTCTTCCTGAAACTACTTTATATGTTCCACTTCAATTTTGGTTCTGTACCAATCCTGGTTTAGCTCTTCCTTTAATTGCTCTTCAATACCACGAAGTCAAAATTAACCTTGATATCCGTCCTATTGATGAATGTTTATGGGCTGTAACTACTTTATCATGTCACGGTGATGATAGAGCACCATTTGATGCTAACAAACAATTTAGTCCTGGTAGACCAGTCCCAGCTACCATTGCTTACAATCAATCTATTGTTGCTGCTTCCCTTTATGTTGATTACGTTTTCCTTGATACCGATGAACGTAGAAGAATGGCACAAAATCCTCACGAATATTTAATCACTCAATTACAATTCACTGGTGATGAATCAGTTGGTTCATCTTCCAACAAGATTAAACTTAACTTCAATCACCCTGTTAAGGAATTAATCTGGGTTGTACAACCTGATCAAAACGTTGATTATTGTTCATCCCTTGTTTGTGATGCCCTTCTTTTCAAAGTTTTAGGCGCTCAACCTTTCAACTATACCGATGCAATTGATGCTTTACCAAATGCTATCCACGCTTTCGGTGGTCCACAAGCTCTTGCTCGTGATTCTCGTGCATACATTGATGTCCGTGGTCTATTCAATGATGCCGGTGCTACTGATGAATACATTCCAGGTGACTTCACTGGATACTGGCACGGTCCTCACGACCCATACAATGAAGCAAACTTAGGTGGCCAAGCTGTTCAATTCCCTCATTCAGTAACTCAAGGTTTAACCAGTGATCCTACTATTCTTGCTGCTCTTGGTGTAGGTGGTATTGGCGCAGGTGGATTAGCTAACTACATTGATAAAAGTGATCATTTTAAGAGCGAATCAAGTGTATCCGATGCAGGAACATTCGTTCTTACTGAAACCTCCCTATACATGCACTGTTGGGGTCTAAATCCAGTTGTTACTGCCAAGTTACAACTTAACGGTCAAGATAGATTCTCAGAGCGAGAAGGTTCTTACTTCTCATGGGTTCAACCATACCAATCCCATACCAGAAACCCTGATGAAGGTATCAATGTATACTCATTTGCTCTTCGCCCAGAAGAGCATCAACCATCAGGCACTTGTAACTTCTCAAGAATTGATAACGCAACTCTTCAATTAGTTCTTTCCAATGCCACCGTTGAAGGTACTAAGACCGCCAAGGTCAGAGTTTATGCAACCAACTACAACGTAAAAATTCTTAGTGCGTTGAAAAGCTACCTACAAAGACAATGTGAGCTCTTGTCTTTGGAAAAAATAGTTAAGCACTCACAAAATATGCTAGTAGCTAGTGAAATTGTTT